ATGATAAATCGCCTGTCATAATATTTGTGTAATTTATATTTTCTACACACTTTAAAATAATAAGTATTTCACACAATGCTTCAAATAAATCACCTTTTCTTTGATCACTCGGTGATAAATGTTTATCACTCATAACTAGTTCAAATAATTCTTTACCAGTTAATTTTGTATTTGCTAACATATTTCTCAATATGTCTTTACGAAATACTTGTTCAACAAACTCAATATCTGAAACATTTTTATGAATAATAACATTGCTTTTTAACACAAGTTTGATTTTTTTACGGTATCTATTAACAGTCATACGTTCCATTATTATTTATATTTACTTTTATATAAATCAACAAATCAATATAAACAATTTCAATTTTACGAAACCAACAAAACCATATTTTTTACAATAATATCACAATAAATATTGTGATATTATACATTTTCCTACTCCTTAAATATCCAAACTAACTATGTTTTTGTCTGAACGGTTCTTACGACTTTTCTTTGGCAAGTTTGTATTTTGAATGTCTCTCAAACTAGAAACACTAATCATCGAATCTTCTTCCGTGTTTTGTCGAATATCAACATTCTTTGTTTTCAGTCCCGATAAAATACTATCTATGTTGTCAATACCAATGTTTTTTGGTCCAGTCATTTCCGGTCGTATAGTTGATCGTGGTTGCGGTTCTTGTTTAACAGACATTGGAGGAGGTGCCTGACTATACCCTTGTGAAACCGGCATTCCACGACTATTCATATCCACTCCTTGTTCTTGGAACATAGCTCCTCGACTCGCATTAATATCCGGTCTGTTTCCCGGATGTTGAGTGAACTGCATACCTGGTCTAGCACTCACCGGTGGTGGTGCTTGATTACGCGTTTCGACCGCTGGTGGTGGTGGTCCAGACATACTGGTTGGTCTTGTTTGGTTCAGTAATTCACTCGCAAAAGCCATTCCCGGAGAACTCTGTTTCATACTATCCACAGTAGCATTTGTAAACATACGCATCAACTCTGGAGACTGTTTAATTACATCATTGAACCCAGGAGTAGCAGAGGATAACGCTTTGTTTGAAAAATGAACTACACTGGCAGAGAACCCCAATCTCAATAAAAGAGATAATTCTGGACTCATCTTTCCACCCTTGTATTTTTCGTGTAATTGTTCGAAAATTTCATTGTAACTATCAATATCTTCACTAATTGACTCACCCCAACCGTCTAATGAAATACCAAATGGATCAAAAAATGCGTTTCCATACTCAATAGTATTGACCATGGTAATTAACCAGTTTTGCGATATTTTCACGGCGTCTTTCCTGCGTTTATCTTCCATTGCCCCCTCATACTCATCTTCAACCTCATCATAGTTTGATTCCATATTGAACCCCGAGTTATACTGAATAGTGCCTTTATTACCCCATTCTTCCAACTTTTTAATCATTGCTCTCTTCTTACGGCGTTTATCACGTTCACTCATATTAGAACTCGGACGAAATCCAGATGACAAAGGAACCTCGTTTATTTTTGTAAATCCGTCCCACGTTTTTGTATTTCCAATACTGTCCATAGTAGCGTGTCCTAGTTTGGAATCCGTTATATCATCTATATCAATCTTTATGTTTTCATTATTAGAACTATTACCGCCAAAATTAAACAATCCAGAAAAACCACTTACAGTTTTTGGTTTTGTATCAGCAGGTTCGGTTCTTATATTAGATAGTTCGTTCAACTCATCTTCTAATTTATCAAGTTCTCCTAAATCTATATCACTACCTCCTGAACCTTTTTTCGTTTTTTTGTTTACTAAAAAATCTAAACCACTATCAAAACTTGGACGTCTTTTATCAAAATCTAATGTAATTGGTTGTAGGTCTGTTAATTCTACTGTTTCCATGAACTTGAATATAATAATATTAAATATTCATTTATATTGTTTTTAACGAGAACAAGTTTTTTTCAAATAGTAAATTGCCTGTAAAAAACAATCGGCTAAGTCGTCTTTTTTCTTTGTTTCTAAAACATATTTCCACGGCTGGAACTTATCCATTTCTAATATTTTTTTACAATGATAAACTGCATCGTTTTTATGTTTTTTATATTCTGTTTGGTTCTCATTTTCACTCTGGGTTTCAAACCCTTTTAATTTACCAGATGAAGACAAAAACTCAATATGAACCTTATATTCATTGTTCTCTTTCATAATAAAATATTGTGCCAACATTCCCTGAATTGTTTTCATACGATTTGCTATTGGAGATATCTGGTTTTCAATAATAATATGAGTTATTGTATCATCCGTAAATATTTTATTCATTTCTTTTTTCAAATTTCTTCCTATAGTAATAAGGTCAAGTTCTCCTGCATTCGTTTTTTTAGTAGTTATAATATCAAGAGTTTTTTCATTCATATATTGAATAACTTTTTCTTGGATATTTGGTCGAGTATCATTTTCAGAAATATCTATTCGGTGTTCAGTAGCAAAAGTCTTCAAATCCTCCAGTTTCAGTTTCTTTATAAAAGAAACAGAGTTGTTTTTACAAGGTATTATGAAACAAGAGTTCTCTGCGTGTTTATTACAATAACAATTGCCTTTTTTTTCGTATTTTGCGGTTTTACCACAAACTTTTGGAGGTTTTTTAGCCTTTGTAATATTTAATACAGTACATCGCTTTGTGTTAGGTTCTTCATTCATTAGATTTACAACGTCCCATTTTACAATAGAAAGAGAACTATCTACTATATTACTAAAAACACCGGAAACATCCAAAATACAATATGCCATATTTTTTATTCCAACATCAAAACTGACTATTCTCATGTATTTATCTATATAATTTGATAAACTTATATAGATTTATTGATATTATTGTTTCATTGGAACTTATCTTTTACTGTAAAAATTATTGTACTTTTTATTGAATGGGGTTCTAGCACCAAACAAGAACGAACATACAAAACTTGATTGAAAATTATGGTTTGGTAATGAATCCGAATTTTTGATAAAATTGAATTTTATTTTTGGAAATATGAGAAAGGTATAAACTAACTGAATAACGATTAAAAGTGATTTATTTGAAAAATGAACCGTGAAATTAAAGCAATGAACAAAAAGACCAAAAAGATAAAAGTCAATGAATACGAAATTAAAGAAATATTGTATGAAATATTCAATAGTGAATATGAAAAATTATTGAGAAATGAACATAGTATCCTAACCTAGGGTGTAATGTCATACTTAGTCAAACAATATACTATATTATCGCTATATAGAATAGAAGATGATATTGTTGAAAAAGTATATACTACCTTATCAATTAGGAAAGGTGAAAAACGTTCTGAAACATATGATGATTTATATGATGCGGTAATAGAGGCAATTGATTTTGAGAATAATCCTGAAGTAAAACGACGATATTTACGTTTTGAACAAGTGAAAGAAATACTACATAATTTTAGTGAAAGTAAAAAAAATAAAAAAATAACAAAAAGAGAGGTAGAAGATGCATTGACTTTTCCATGAGTTCGCGTCGGGCCTGACAAATAAGTGATTTATAAACAAGAAAAAACAAATAAGAAAATATAAATATTTATATTTTTTTATGGTTTGGTAATTAATCCGGTATTGTTATGTAATTTATTTTATCTTTTACCGTATTTATCCAAGTTGTATTTCATAATTGGAATAGCTTTGTGTGTCATAAACTTTCTGTATTCTGTGTTGTTTTTTATTGGAGTGTTCTCTAAAAGTTTGTTATTATCCTGTGATTCTGGTTGCCAACTTGAATTATAATAAATATCACCTGTTATTTCCGAAGGTTGTGCGACAGGTTTGTATACAGGTAAACTAAATAATTTGTTGTTATAAGTTTCATTATAATTTTTATATTGAGGTTCTCTAACAAATGACATTATATATTTAAAATGGATATTTATTCTTCTGATAATTCGGATAATAATTTAAGTAGTTCAGGTTTTTTCATTTTACTAGGGTCGGTGCTTAAACCTTTGGAAATAACTAATGTTCTTAGTGCAGTGATAGACATTTTTTTATAGGCCTCAATATTTGTTTCATTATTGGTAATTGGAGATATTTCTTGTTCTTGGACTTGGGAAAGAATGTTTTCAGATATTTCTTCTATTTTTTCAACTTGGACTTCACTATCAATTATATTTATATCGTTCAATG